AACGATCCGTTTATGTTTGGTTTGAAAACTTCTCTTTCTTTCTTCCCATCAACCACAATAAATCACCTTTCCTTTCAAAGTTACTTATTATCTTCTCTTTCTTCTTTCTCCTTAAACTTTCTATCCTCGAAATCGCCGATAAGCATATAAGAACATACCATTGAAGCGATGAACACAATAATTAAAAATGTCATCTTATAACCCCCTCGAGGGCGAGAGTGCAATTAAGCACCCTCATTTACTAATAATTCAACTTGCTCACGCCATTTTAGTGGTAAATCCTCTAATTAGAGTGTGCCATTTTTATTCTCCTTTTTAAAGTCTTCTCTGTATATGAATCTATAAATAATTGGCGCAAATATAACAATGATGATTTTCTCTGGAGTGAATGGCATATATAGGAACGCTAAATAAGCCCTTGCAGCCCATGAAATCCACCCAATGTTCATGAAAGCCAAAACATACCATACGCCATTAGTTAAAACCCATATACTTAAAACGATTGGAAACATTTTCCACGTAAGGTATGGTTTTGTCCAACCCCATATTTTAGCTAATTGCCGTAATATGTATTGGATTGTTCTTTGCATAAGTCCACGTATGCTCTATAAGATATGTATTCTGGGTCTTGTGCATTTAGAATGCCTTTGTTGATTAGTGCAAATTCAGCGTCTTGGGTGTAACGCAGACGAATGAGTGCTGAAACCATTTCATGTCGGTGTGTGATCGAAGCCGTGATGTGCGTCAGTTCTGACTCATACACCGTTACTTCTTCGCCGTCCTGAATTTTTAATTTAGGTGTGACGTTCTCATTACCGATGATTTCATAGATTGTACCACTAAGATGTCTGATTGCTGTATCGTCGGGTACTTGCGTTGATTCGTTTTTAATCTTTCTAATTTCCATGTCTAATTAACTCCTTCATAAGTTTTATGTTTTCAAAATACTTTTTGTATAACATGTATGAATCTGAATGTTTAAGCCAACCGAGATAACTCATCATACTACATGCTAAATGTTTGGTAGGCTGCTTTTCAAACCTCAAATATCGTTTACGCATTCTTGCCGTAATCCTTTTACGGACATACGTCTTATCTCGTTTGAAAACATATCCAACGAAATCTAACGGACGTTTGTCTATATTGAACACCTGCCAATTCTCTTTGATTGTTAAACTCTCATTATTAAGGAACGCTTCAATTAGTAACTTATCTTTCCTAAGTTTCTTTTTGTTGCTCCCGAATACAACCATATCATCCATATACCTGACATAATAGATAGCGCCTAATGTCTCTTTAATGTAATGATCTAAATCCTGTAAATAGAAATTTGCAAACCATTGTGATGTATAATTACCGATTGGTATACCTAAATGGTGGCTGTCAATGATGATATCTAATAACCACAAGACATCTGGGTCTTTGATTATACGTCTAAATTTCATTTTTAACGTTTCTTTGTTGATGTTTGGATAATACTTCTTAATATCTATTTTAAGGGCATAACGAGTATTTGTATGGTCTGTGCGTATCCATTTCTCAGTAGCCTTCTTTGCATATAGCGTACCTCTGTTGGGTATAGAAGCACAATTCCATTTGTACATGCCGCGTACAACTTGCGGCTTGATGATGTTCATTAAACACCAATGAATCACTTGATCTGGAAAGAACTTCGGTTTATAAATAATTCGCTCTTTCTTACTCGCTCCGTCTATTAGGACTGATTCCCAATACGGATTAGGGATATATGTTTTGTTTTTTAAGATGTCATGGACTAAATCAATAGCCTTGTCTAAGTTTTCAAATACCTTCATGACTCCACGTTTATGACGTTTTCCTTGACTCGCAGATAGTATCGCTTGACGGATATTATCTTTATCGTATATCTTGTGATAGATGTTTCCTATTCTTTTCATAGTAAACCTTTCTGTGGCAATAATAGTGTTTCGAGTTCCCTACTAAACTATTCCCTTAATAGCCATTTTTTACCAAGTGGTAAGGATTGTGCAGTGCTTGACCATAGAAAGCCGAGCACCAATATTGAAGTTCGTATTACCGAGATCATTGTTCAGATTCCAATAGAACAGACCAGCATTAGAACTGTTATTCCAATTACCGCCCACGACCAAACACGAACACACGAAAACTGCACCACACAACCCTTTAATTCAAAAATCTATGTCATTGGGGGAAATTCCACCACAACCCCCTTAAGGGCGATAAGAAAGCCGAGCACCAATATGGAAGTACGTATCACCGAGACCATAGCTCAGATACCAAAAGAACAGACCAGCAGCAGAACCGTAAGCCCAAAAACCGCCCACGAAGACCGTTCTATCACCCACAGCTTGGTAATAATAATCTCTAAAATACAAAGCACTACTTGCTTGCACTGTAATTGGGAATTTCGCATATGGATAGTTTGCGTCATATCCTAAATCTTGAGCGTAGTTATTTGTTAATGCGTTTGTGTATCCTAAAGGTAAATATGGTTCTGCATATACCCCAGCGACTGACGCTGTATCGTTGTAGTCTTTTGGATTTTCTGTAAGGTATGCTTTTTGATTTGAAATCTTAACACCGTCAACGTTCTTCCAGATGTTACCGAATGGATTTTCTAAACCACGCCATACAATCGAGTGTTTACCGTCATTTAATGCGTGTGTACCGCTGACTTTAACTTGGTCTGTTGCGCCTGTCTTCCAACCGCGTGAAGCAATAACGTTGCCAATCACGATATTAACTGCTGCACCGTCAAAGGTGATTTTAGTTTCACCAGCGTTCGGTGTGTCAACTTCAATCAATGTAATGACTCTATCGTTAGCAACTGTGCTGTTTGTATGTGCCGTTCCAATTGAGATAGTTTGACCTAAGATGAAGTTAGCGCCTGTTGCGTTTGATACAACAATGAAGTTTACCCCTGTGCCGTCTGCTACTGCTGTATGCGTTGCACTGTAAGGCATCGATGTTGCGCCCAGAAAGACACCTTGCGAATGTTTTGTCGCAAACTCAATCATGAACGGAATTTGAACTAAATCAACGTATTCTGCTAAGTCAGTAATTTGATACTTAGAGTTTACGCCTAATCCGTCTAATGCTCTTGCTGCAATTCTAAAATTATTTCTCGAATAACTAACTTTAGGAATTTGACCTGTGAGTGAACGTAACTTATTGTTACCGTCTAAATAGGCTTCGTATGCTCCCATATATGCGTAGTCTCGTTCACTTCCGTCTTGTTTCTTAAATGGTAAAGGCAAGCGGTAACCTTCATGCTTGAATTGGCTCATGAAGATATAATGATAATCCGTTCCACCCTCTGTCGTCCATTCTTCCTTAATATAATATTTTGGAACTTTTACAAATGTATTTGATACGGTATTACTTGATAAATCAGTTGCGTCAACACTGACTTTCTCACGTTTGAATATTGGAATGTAATCAAATGAATTGGTAGCATCAGCGTCATCAATCGCTACGTTTGCAACCAACCCTGTTGCACTCCCCAACTTCACTTCCCCCCAAAATCGTGTAACACGCTCAAATTCGCTTGCTGACTGCCCAACCACTTCACGAATGCCATACTCTTTATAATCTAAACCAACTACATCAATTTTACTTTCTAACGCTTCTACTCGTGTGTCTAACCCGTCAGCAATTATCTTCAACTGCTTGCCTTGTTCAGCACTTAATACATCAGTCGCACCGCCTGTTGTGAGGTCGTTTACGATTTGGGTTTTAGCGATTTTAGCGTCTAACAATGAGGTAAGGGTTGCATTGGTTGGAAGTGCTAATAACTTAGCGTAATCTTCCTTGCTCATTAAGCCATCATTAACTGCACTTGCTAAAGCGATAATCGCTTGACCCATGTTATTCCAATTCGTGCCATCAAAATACCATTCGATTTCACTATTATCAATTAACACATCACCTACAACAGGTGAACGAGATAATAACGCTGTGATTCTATTATTCAATTCGGTTGGTGTTGGTTCAGTTCCTGCATAAACGGTTATGAAACCTCTAAACACATAAGCACCTTGCAAAGCACTAATCAATGCTCTAATGTCAGCATGTGCAGTTCCGCTTATATTATGTGCTGAAACTTTGCTATCTATTCTCGTTTCGGTTGCTTGAACGCTTGGGTATTTGACATCGTCTATAACTAAAAAGTTTATGACCTTGTTGATTAAATCTTCTTTAAGTAAAAGTTTAGCGTCCACATTAACAATCGTTTCATAGGTTGTTGGAACTGTTGTGTCTTTAAATGTTTCAATCGGATCAAGTCTATCATCAACTAACTTGGTTGTAGGATACTTAATGTCATCGGGTGTACCCCATGCTGTTGCTTTATTTGACTTATCTTCCTTGAGGTCTAAACTGTCCTTGACTAATTTTTCAGAAGGGTAGTGAACGTCATCAGGAGTTACTTGAAATGCCTCAACCTTATTTGCGACTATCTCATCAATAGCACCTTGAACTGTGGTAGCACTTAAAAGACTTACAAGATTGCTGTAAGCGGTTTGAAGTGCCGTAACTTGATGTGGGTTGTTGTAATCAGCCAAGTGGTTAATAATATCGGTGTTTAAATCCGCTATA